CTTTCTTCTTGTCCTGTATCTTTACATCACCGGCAAGAGCAACCTTCTTGTTGTTGAGTTCAAGTTCTGCGACCTCTCCGTTATTTGTACGGATTTTTGTAATATTGTAATTTGCGTCATGGAAATTACCGCTCATAATATTTTTCTCCTTAAAAAAAAATGGCGTACAAGCAAAGAGCCTATACGCCATCAATTTTTATATCACGATAGCGTGATATTTTATAATGCTACAGATTAAGCAGCCGCAAAGTCTGTAGAACCGTAGAACTCACCAACACCACATACAGAAGGGTTTGTAACAACGAATGAGCCGAAGAGGTTCAATGTTACCATTGTTGCAGGTCCGTCTACTGTGTCAGAACCACCACTGATTGTGAAGAGGTCATCAACAAGAAGCTGGAGAGGGTCGTTAGCCTTGTCGTCAGCATCCATTGTCATTGGGTCCTGTTTACCTGGGTTGTTTCCTTCAACTCCGTCATTGAGTGCCTTGTCTACGTTTGTGTAGCCCCAGAACTCAACAGCATCAGAAGAAAGAACATAGAAGCGGCCCTTTACACAGTAAGGGTCATCAATGATGTTTTCTACATAGTTTGTAGAGAATGCTGCTGAAATGTCAGAGAAGCCGATTGTTGCATTCTTCTTTTCTTTTGTAGAAGTCTGTGTGAAGTATGTGTTTGAAGTTTCGATTTCACGAGCGAACTCGAGGAAGTCGTCATCATTCATAACGATCATATCACACAAAGAACCCTGTCTGCGGAGCTTCTTAATAAGTGTAGTTACTGTGTGGCTCTTCTTCTGAGCGTCACCAGTAGCGCTTGTAGCGTCTACGAAAGCACCGGCAAGGCGGTCTGGGTTTACAGAGCGGTCTACACCAAAGAAGAGGTCATCAATGAAGCTAGCCCAAGAGTCACCTGTTCTCTTCTTGTAAACTGGAAGCCAGCCGTCAAGTCCAACAGGCAAGAGAGCAGCAGAACCACTCATAGAGCCAGCGAGACAAACAATATCACCGGCGGCGGCATTAGCTGTAGAAGCTGGTGTTACAGTTACAGAAGTTCCGTTGATTGCTTTTACTGTAAGAGTGTTCTTTGCAGAAGTTTCAGCAGTAGAAGCGGTAGCCTTTACAACAAGTTTAGAACCTACATCAATCTTCATAACTGCGTCTTCTGGAAGAGTTACAGTAGCGTCTGTAGATGCAGTCAAAGTCCATCCGCCTGTAGGTACTGCACAAATCTCACCATAGCCAGAGCCATAGAGAGCAGCAGCCAAAGTCTTACGGAAAGACTCAGAAGCAGCAAACATCTTAGCACCACCAACGCGCATATAAGCACCGGCATTTGAGCGAGAAGCAGCTACTTCTTTTGCGTTCATTGTGTAAACGCTGAACAACTGTCCTGGTGTTACGCAGAACTCTGCAGTCTGTGCAACAGTTGCAGCCTGTGTCTTAGCGGCTGTGAAGTCACCACCAGCGGCACCACCGCGGGAATACATAGCGGCAAAGCGCTGTTCTTTACCCTCTACGCGCTCCTTATTCATTTTCTTAAGAAGTGGAGAGTTTCTAAAAAGAAGGTTCTGAATACCTTCTTTCTTGTAATAAACCTTGAGCATAGCAAGGATTGAAGCATTAGCTGAAATAGCCATAATAATTTACTCCTTTATTTTATGAATTGAGCTTTTCAAGCTCTTCTTCAAATTTCTTTACTTCATCAGGATCGTCTTCGGTTTCTTCTTCAAAATCGAATTCACCCTGTGAGCCATCTTCTTTGGCTTTTGGTTCTTCTGCTGGTGTTTCCTTTTCCTTTGTTTCCTCAGTTTCAGAAGCAACAACTTCACCATCTGCCTTAATTTCAGTATCTCCGTTTTCATCCTGAGTAATTTCAACCTTTGCATCAGGTTCAATTCCGAGACTTTCCTTGATACTGTCAATCTGTTCCTCAACAGTTTCAATCAAGCCATCAACAAATACATCTTCTTCGGGTCTAGGCTCTGGAATGTTGTTGTATTCATCGAAAGCTGTTCTAGCCATTGAGAAATCTGGGTTACCTTCTGCAGCGCCAAGCACTTTGTCATAAGCGCCGAGTTTTTCCCCATACTTTTCATTCCATTCACCAAAGCGGCGTTCTTTATCGTCAGCTTCAAGCGCAAGGCGGGCCGGTTCAAGTATTTCGTCAAAAATCATTGACTCTAACTTGTTAAGGCGTTCTTCAAGCGCTTTATTCTGATTTACAAGTTCGTCACATCGGCCAAGAATTACGTCAATGGCTTCTTTGTAACTATTAAGGATTTCAAAAATCTGTTCTTCATTCATATTTTTAGAACTCCTTTGATTATTAGTTATTTTATATAAAACTATCTAAAAGTAGTTTTATGATAAAACTATTACCCTAAAAAATATTGACTACCTTTCGATAGTCAATTATGAATTACTGCATTGTAGGAGCATTCCACTGTCCGAGCGCGGCACTTCCATCAGGTGTGTTTACATCCATATCGGCACCGGCCATATCACCCATAGGAGCGCCTTGTACTGGTGTCATTTGTGCTTCCTGTGTAAGTACATTTGTTCCCATTGGTAAGCCGTCTGGTGTAGTTTCGCCTTGTATAGCCTGTTCTTGTCCTTCAAGGTTAGTGTCTGCCTGCCAGTCTGCTTCTTTGGCTTCAACTTTTTCATAAAGTTTTGTCAGTTTTTCAATGTCTTTTTTATTGTCATTTTCAGAACTTGCAGCGGCCTTCAATGATAACTGTGTATTAATGATTTCTTCCTTGAGCATTAAGAAAGGTATGTAATCAGGAACTTCAAAATTATCTTTTTCAATACAGTCATTAATACAAGTCAAAACTGCATTGATAGCATTGTTTGATAAACTGTAACCACTCTGAATGTCCGGCAATTCCATAAACTGAGCAATTCTTGTTTGTGGTATAATTCCAGTCTGAGCAAGCATCTGTAACTGTTGTAATTTTGTTGAAGGGTCTTTTGAAAGACTATCAGCAGCAGAAAACTGCACAACCATTTTGTTTGACTCTTCTACAATGTCTTTCCACTTGATACTCAAGCGCTGGTTATCTTCTGGAAGAATTGTATCTTCTTCCGGGAATACCTCAATACAAGTTTTTGCAATATCAACATACGCCCGTATAACCTGATTAAGCTGCGTTTCAAATCTGTCACTTTCAATATTCTCCATTGTGCTAAGTGCTACGCCGCTATCAAGTCCAGTAGGTTTTGTACTCATTGCAGAAAGTTGAGAAATGCCGACAAGCTCGTAGGCACTCTGTTTAAGTTCTTCAACAAGTGACATATACTGTCCGTCAATAAACGCTGGTGTAGCAACTGTAACCGGTGAGCCGGTCATATTTGGTGTTGCATTATACTCAAGTATCTGTCCTACTCTGTTATTAAGCTGTGAAGTTTTTACACTAGATCCTTTAGGAACGCAGAAAGTCAAAGCCGGGTTCAACTGTGAAGCGTCTTTAATCTTCATCATCAGATTGTCAATTTCCAATTGAATAGAGTTGAGCATATCAACAACCGATTGCGAAGTATCTCCAACAATAGGACTACAATAATGTAAGAAAATAAAAGGCACTTTAGAAGACTTATAAGGTTCTACGTTTATAACTCTGTCGTCAATAAGTTCTGCCTTAATATGATTGAAAGTGTCATAATAAAGGCCGTAGTTACAGTAATCGTTATTTTCAACTTTTGCCTTTTTTACCATGCTTTCATCAAGTAAAGTTGTAGGGTAATCTTTTCTTTCGTAATAAACTCTTGTGATTTTGTTATATGTAACTTCTGCCGGTCTTAAATGAACTTGCCAAGGAAGAGCCTTTACAATTTCCTTTGTTACCGGGTCTACATAAATAACGCCCTTTTCAAAAATACAAGCGTCTCTGAATGCTTCGCTAACTTTTTTGTTTACATTCTGTAAATCATAGTAAAGGTCAAAGAATGCTTGAGCCTGTTTTACTGTCTGAATGTCCTTAAAAGTTCCGTTCTGGGTATTAAAGAACGGTCTAACTTTAGACTGTGCAATTTTAGAAGTAAGGGTATCAATACAAGATTTAATAATGTTAATCTGTGGTGTCTTTGTTGTATCTTCTTCAATTTCTGCCGGCTGTTCATAATAGCCGATTACAGAAGGACTACGGATGTTTTCAAGGTCTGCAAAAGGTGTGTAGTTATATCTTCGGTAGTTTCTGTAGTATTTGCCTTTTCTGTTGCTGCTAAAGGCCTTTAATGATGATACAGCGCTAGTTATGTCTTTTTCTGTTACTTTTCTCATTGTGCATTTGCTCCCCAGCCATTAGGATTGTTCATCGGCTGTATTGGTTGCTGTGGGTTCTGTGTAGGAAGGTGTAAAGCACCATTTACAGTAGACTGCATTGACATTCCTGTCTTTACTTTCTGCTTCTGTTTTTGGCGCATCTTCTCTAAATCTACGTTGAAATTAATCTGCATTGAAAAAACCTCTTGTTGTATTAGTTGAAAAGGGTTTATAATTACTAAAAAATATGTACGAGGTATTTTTTTATGAAAAGATTTATTCTTGTTTTAATTCTTGTCTTGTCCGCTTCTGGACTGTTTGCAGAAAGAAAAACCTTATACAAAAACACCAGAGGTCTAAGCTCTTTATACTTGTATGAAATAACAACAGAAGAAGATCATTATTTTTTAATCTATGCAGAAGAATTAAAGGATGTAGGAAATTATAATAAAATCAAAATTAAAAGTTATGATAAACAGAAATTAAGCGATATTATTTTATTCTTCTTAGATAATGGCGGTCTTCAACGGAAGTTTGAAGATAATATAAATAAATTAAATCTTGAACTTGTAGATAAAAATACTGAGTTTATGAACGCATCAAAAATCATAACGCATTACAATTATTTCGTAGAATAAAAAAGCGGGGTTTTATCCCCGCCTTTTATTTACTTCTTTTTGTTCTTTTTATTTTCTGCTTTTGTGTAGGCATCTGAGACTTTTTTATC